TTTTTATAAACCCTTGGTACCAAACGACTTACATCAGTTGAGGACAATATAAATAAATATTCCGCTTGTAAACCCTTGGTACCAAAGGACTTACATCAATCGACATCATATTCTCATCGATACCCACTAAAGTATTGACAGCCGTCCAGCCGATATATATAGTGGCAAGCGGGTGGTGAAAGCATCCAAGCCACACAACGGGTCGGATCGTAAGGGGTTGAAATAGAGCCCCGGGGGAGCAGTACTCTTCCCGACCTAGAAGCCGGTATTCTACTGGTGCAATATTAAACCATGTATTCGTACGGGGGATCACTCCCCATCCAGCCGGATCGAACCTGTTGGATCGCGAGAACGATGCCCAGAATGCATGCTCTGCAAGTGAGGTCGCTATCGACCGAGGCAGGGTCTCAATGGAACGGGCGGTAGCAGTCCGAACCAGCCTCTAGCGGGGGGACTAATCCCGCGCGGTTTCCCGGGCTATATCCGGGGATTGAATGCCGAGATGCACTATTCGATTAGTGTAGCAGCAGCCGGAGGTATGAGCGTGAAGCATGAGGGTAGACGCTAGCAATAGGTCTCCAGCCGTGATCCCTACGGGGTAGCAGGATATGCCAGACTGATAGCCGTGACGCAGTCCCTCAGGTGTCGATAGCCGAAAGGTGAAAGGGCAGCCCACGTACACTCCGGACGGAAGCCCAACCCCCGGGTCATCGCAAGGTGGCCCGGGGTCTTTCCGTGGGGCGTTGTTGCCTCACACTACTTTGGGTCATTATTGGAGACTATACAATGACCATCGCTACCGCTACCGTCCAGAACGTCACCGCGCCCAAGTCAGACTGCCAGCGTATGATCGGCTATGTCTGCGGGAAGGTCAAGCGCGCCCTCGACTCCTTTAAGGAGACCAAGAAGGTCGCTGGCCTTGCGGCTATCGGTGAGGCTGCCGTGGGGCAGGTCGAGGAGTCCATCGAGGCTGCCAAGGCTGCAATCGCGGATGCCCTGACGGCTCTGGACGGCATCGACGGGGGTATGCGCCCCAGTAAGGAGACCCGCGCGATCTACAAGATCGACGATTCTCTCCAGAACGGGATGCATATCCGGTCTGCACTGCACTCGCTTGTCCCCGGACAGGCGCAGAAGGCCAAGAAGACGGGCAGCAGCATGCTCAAGGCCTTCAGCGGCTGATAGGCTGGCTGTGCCCAAGTCCTACACCCCTCAGTATCGAAAGGTACTGGGGGGTTTTTCTTTCAATAAGGAGACAAGTTATGTCAGATATCTATGGCTACATTGCTATCGTTGCGCTCACTGGTATTATGCTGGTGGCTACGCTTCTGCCCCTCTTCGGTGACCCGGAGTAGGAGGGCAGTAGGAGAGGCACCCCGGACAATGTCGAGTCCTATCGGAGTGGGTTGGTCACCCACGTATCCGGGGTGTCTCTCCCTCTGTCTGTCCACACAGTCAAGGGGGTGGTCGGATGACATGGTTGGCGTGCATCAGATGTCCAGCGGCTTGTTGCCGTTTCTGACACGCCTCAACCGATTCCGGCTGCCCCCTCGTCTGTCTGGTCAATGGTGGCCGTCAGTATACACAGGAGACAAAGTATGCCTTGGGACACAATGGGAAAGCGTAGGTTCCGGCTCTGTAAATCCTGCGGTACTCAGATTAGCAGGCTTCAGGATCGGCACGTGTGCTACGACTGCTACTTTCGAGAGGTATCCGCGTGTGCCGTCGGCTCTAAGCGTGGGCACCACTGCGATAGGTGCGGCTCCACTCAGCCGGGCTACTGTAAGTGCCAGAAGGGTACGTCCTCAGATTGACCCCAACTTCAAGGAGTATTGATATGAATAGCGAAAGCGAACCCCCTGTCACCGGGGTGTTCCGGTCGTTTACTGTCGTCATTATTGACGGCTACGAGAATCAGTATTACTCGACCGACCCCATGAAGTACCCTGACTCTGCCGAGGATGTTGCCAGCGTTGTTGTCGGCATGTTTCCCGGCGATCACAGGGTAGAGATCAAGGGGTGGCACCCCGATGGAACTTGTTCAATCATCAAGGAGTATATCTGCAATGGAAAACACAAATGAATCACTGGAGCGCATCAGGCTTGCGATCTGGCGTCTACGGTCAGAGTTGGAGACTATTCAGGGGACCTATGAGTCCTGCGAATACTACATGAATCTGGCCGAGCGTCGTGGCGTCGTGATCGACATGCTCCGCAAGGAGATCGACAGGCTTCGTACTGCCCGCTGCACCTACATGATGACGCAGGAGGACCTCAATGACTAAACTCATAGCCCGTAGGCACGATGTCGTGCGTTTCGAGTTGCATATGTCGGAGAAGTTAGGGGCAGTCCAAGGTCACTCCTACTACTTCACCTATCACTGCCCCAACCCCGGACACCCAGCGTTCGACGAATGGTCCTACTTGGACTGGGTTCGCTGGATCGACCGACGGGGACATTGGATTCACAAAGGAGACTACTATGCCCAGCCAGAACCCACCGTATCTTCCGACTCCGCAGGAGAAGGACGCCATGCCCATCCCTCCAGAGATGTACGCTCGTAGCCGTGCATGGAGGGACAACCTAGCCCAGAGGAGCGGCGTTCATTCACGATACCTCAACGCCGACGGGTCGCTTGCCCGTGACGTTATTGTTCGGACTGACAAGAGGGGCAATGTCGTAGGGATCGATGACTACAGATAACAGGAGACACACAATGCAGACGTACAACATCAAGTCCCGGCGTCGCCAGTGGACTGCCTTTGATACGACTATTGAGTCGATCAGGGTGTACAGCGACCCGGATATCAAGGACAAGCCCGCTATGTGGGAGGTGGATGACTACTACGAGTTCAGCATTGACATCATGCGTGATGGCACAATGCTTTCGCTCGATCACTTCCCCTTGTTTAGTAAGCCAATGCATAAGGTGAACGAGGAGGGGTACACTAACCCCAACTCAGACCTCCCGGTTATGCAGGAGAGGTACATCCTCAAGCCCAAGTATTGCGACTATGACATTATCATCGAGTTCTTTGCCGACTACAGCAGCGTGGTCATCTACGGCCTGCCTGATGAGGCGTATGTTGTTGTTGATTGGAAGGAGGCACCCAATGCATGCGATAGTAATCCTGAATGACGGTACAACTTGGGCTGGTATAGATGGATCTTCTATCTGTATCATCACTGAAGAGGACCTTGAACACCTGAACGATGGGCTTTGTCCGTCCGAACTTCACAGTCCTCTGTTCGAGTTTCGCTTGACTGACTGCACCCCACCTCAGGAGATCGAGACGATCTACCGGGTAAAGGATAGGGAGATTAGTGATTGAACTAAAACAACTCCCCAAGTTACGGGGCACGCTACTGTGGGAAGGCCCATCGTTGCTGAACGGTGAGCCTATCGTTGCTATTGCAACTCTCAAGACATCCAACAGGAAAACGGGGGACATGATCCAGACATGGATACTCCCCCAGAACATGAGGCCTACTGATGCCGTGGATAGTGGAGACGATAAGTCTATCTGCGGCGACTGTCCTCACCGTAAGGTAGACGGCAAGCGTACTTGCTATGTCAATGTAGGTCAGGCACCTCTTCAGGTGTGGAAGTCCTACCGGGCAGGCAAGTACCCTAGGTTGCCCGAACTATCTGCGATAACAGAAGGCAGGCGTATCCGCTTCGGTGCCTACGGTGACCCGGCGGCTGTGCCTGCACACGTTTGGCTCTACCTCAAGCGTCATGCTTCTGGTTGGACTGGATATACACACCAATGGCGTACCTGTGACCACAACCTGATGGACCTGTGCATGGCTTCGGTCGATACTCAAGAGGAAGCCGAGCAGGCACAGGCCATGGGGTGGAGGACATTCAGGTGCCGCTCAGCAGACGAGCCGCTCATGCATCGAGAGATCATGTGCCCTGCGTCTGACGAGGGCGGCAAGCGTACTACCTGCGATAACTGCCTGCTCTGTGCCGGTAGATTTGCAGATAAAAAAAGAAAGATTCCTAGTGTTTCTATCGTTGTTCATGGTCGAGGTGCTGTACACTTTGGCAATATAGCAGCGAATAACTTGCGACAAGGAGACTAACATGATCGCAACACCAGAAGCCCCCACGCCTTTCGATTCAAAGAACTGGGGAACGCTCGTAACGGAGGATCAGGTACGACGCCACCGCATCGTGCCTCAGGCCACCCGTTCTCACCAGCCCATCCCGCACTGCGATCCCGTAGAGTACGTGCAGGACACCCTGTCCCGTATGGGCTTCGTTCTTAGTGAGCCGACTATCTACCTCACTAACGACGACTTCCGCAGTAATATGTTCGCTGGCTGGGGCATTGC